TTCGTGGCGGTCCTTGATGGCGCCGAGCGCCTGGCTGGCGAGATTGAGCGCGGTCACTTCATGCAGCGAGCCATCCACCTTGCCGCGGCCGCGGGGTGTACCACGTGGGTAACATTTATCATTTAATCTTTACTATTTTCATACCGCATGATATGCTCGTTGAGAAAATAGATAGCTATTTACAATCTAAAACCCGGAGATAATTATGACCGTTCAGACCTCATCCCCTAATTTTATTGGGGCAATCCAAGACCCAGCAAATGCTCAGCTTTTACTTTCGCAGATTGTTAACAATTCTCAAAGTGCAGCAGGGGGTCTTAATTTTGTTACTAGCTCCGGTACTACTGCTACTGTAACCAACCTGTCTAATGCATTACTGCAATATACTGCGGGTTCAGCAACCACGGTAACCTTGGACTATGCATATAACATTGGGTTAGCTCTTCCGATGCCCCTTTCGGTCGGCCAAAAATTTGGGTTTATGGTAGCGACTAATGCTTCTACAACCATTGCTACACCGACTCTATCAGATACGGCCGTTACCTTGGCGGGCACTACCTCAGTTTTAGCCGCAGCATTGCGCTGGTATCAAGGAGTCGTTACTCAAGTAACATCTACTACAGGTATGGCAACTACCGCCGGCACTACCTTTACTTCTTTGACTCAAGTTGGGTCAACTAATGCTTTTACTGTAGCTTTAGGAACTAATGCGATTTCCCCAACCGTAGGTCAGTTAATTAACTTAAATGTTACTTCTGGAACTCTACCAAGCGGATGGTACCCAATTGTAAAAGTAACTAGTGCGACGTCGTTTATAATTGCCACCCCGGCAGGTACTGTATGGACTGCTACGGCAGCGACTGTTGGTACATCTACAGTAGCCCCAGCTACTTATTCGCCTCTAATTACGATTACCGGAATGATGGCTACTGTTACTGCAACTATGTCTGTTTAAGGTGGATATTTCTATAACATATGACGACCGTATTGATTTTGCTACGTCTGTCGGATTTATGTTTAAAAAGGAAATTAGGGTAGGAAAACTTTATGTTTTGTTGCCAAAAAATATACAGCAGGCTATACTTGCTCATGAACTATGTCATTGTATAGAGTTTCATTTAGAACAGCGATGGCTGTGTTTATTATGTCCGTTTTTGTACCCGATGCTATGTAGATGGCAGGAATTAAGGGCAGATAGATTTGCAAGCAATGTAGGGTTAGGTGCTCCGCTTCTTCAGTTTTTCAAAATAGCACGGAGAACCGAAAAGGAGAGTTGGTTTTATCCTTCTTTTAACGAGAGAATAAAAAACCTAGAGCAGTATGGGTAATTCGACTTGTATTCGTAAAATACTATTTCCGCAGTTCGGCGTAACCGATAATGGAGTTTTGAATGGTTTCTTTTAAGGAATTTTTAATTTGTCTAGTACAAAGCTTAACAAGAATAGGAATGGCAGACGAGAATGATATAGACCCTAACGCGAGTGAAATACTTGTAAACCCAGAAGAAATTGAACCTGAGAATGAAGAACCAGAAGAAGCGCCGGAACGAGAAGAAGGCGACGAGGGCGAAGAAGAACTAGTAGAAGCCCAGGAACCCAAAATCAGTAGGAGACAAGCTGAGGTTATCAAGTTACGTAAAGAGCGTCAGGAAGCAGATGCTAGAGTAGAGCGGTTAAGTAAAGAAATAGAAGACCTAAAGGTCAGAACTACACAAACTAACCAGAATACTCAAGAAGCTACTATTCGCCAGCAAGAGGATGCGATTTTAAATAATCCTAACGCAGACGAATGGCAGAAATATGCTGTTAAGGCCCAACGCCAGGCTAGAGAAGCGGAAATACAAAGTAAGACCGCATTATTCGAAGCTAGAAACATTAGGGATAAAACAGACTTTCAATTGAAATATAGTCAAAGCCAACCTAAAGCGTACAACGCTTATAAGGAACGGGTAGAGAGTAAATTCAATGAATGGGCATCTCAAGGGAAAATCGTTTCACGGTCTGAAATATTCAAATATTTGTTAGGCGAAGACATGGCAGAAGGCAAATTAAAAGTTGCCACTAAAAAACCATCAGAAAATGTCGGCGCTAAACGTCCTCAAACCCCAAATGTACGATCCGATGTGAGAGCATCTAATACAGGTGGATTATCTGAAGCACAAAAGAGAGTAAAGCGCCTAGAAAATATTATTATCTAGGAGATAAGAAAATGAAAGCCGTTACATATTTTGTCCGTTCATTGTTTAGTATCGGACTTACCAATTATAGCCCTGGTTCTGGCGGTCAAACCATTTCTAACGATATTGAGTTACATATCGCAGATGAGGTTTTAAGAATTGCCCAGAGACAGCTGGTAGCCTATCAGTTTGGTCAGCCAATTACACTTAGTAAGCAAACTGGTGTTACTTATACTGCTACCCGATATGAGCGCCTAAATTTGCCACAGGGGCCACTATCCGAAGGCGTAGCAGCAGCTGGTGAAGCAATTACTATTGCGCAAGTGGCCGCTACAGCCCAACAATGGGGGGATTTAGTCCGTGTCACTGATGTGGCTGATATGACTATTAAGCATCCACTCTTTAAACAGGCGGTTCGTTTAATTGCTATTCAACAAAAAGAAACCATTGAACGTAATGTATTGAACATCTTATTGACTGCTACTCAGGTAAACTATGCAAATAGTAAAACATCACGCGCTAATTTATTGGCTACTGATGTTATGACCCCTGTAGAAATATCTAAAATTGTAGGTTCCTTACAAACATTTGGTGCTCCTACATTCAGTGGCCCACAAGATATCGATATGATGATTGACGCAGATGCTCGTACTAAAGCATCACAAGAACCAATGGCGTCCCCTCATTATGTTGCTCTTGTACACCCATTAGTCGTACAAGAGTTACGTAACAATTCTACTATTTCCCAAGCGTGGTCATATAGTGATGTTAATCGACTCTACAACAATGAGTTAGGTCAATGGGGTGGAGCACGGTTCTGCGTTACTAATATGATGCCTTATTGGACTGGCGTAGCCGCCGTAAACGGTACAGCAGGAACAATTGGTAACCTAGCTACTGGTACTTATTATGTTCAAGTTACTGCGTCTCCATCTGCTACATCGGTAGAACAAAAAATTTATCAAGTATCTAGCTCGGTATCTGTTACAGGCCCTAACGGTTCTGTATCGGTTACTCTTCCTGTACTCCCTGGCTATACCTTTAACGTTTATATTGGTACTAACTCGTCTGGACCAACTAACCTCGGTTTAAGTGCTTCTGGTCCAGTAACTGGTCCATTAGCTGGTCAAGCCACCCAATTAGCTTCAGGAACAACTGCTATAATTACTGGTGTTGGTACTGCTCAGACCCCTCCTGCAGCTCCAGCAACTGGTGTTACAGTGTACCCATCGATATTTATTGGTATGGATGCATATGGTCAGGTTGTGCTGGATAACGTACAGTATAGTTACCTAACTAAGGGTGATAAATCTGATCCTTTGAATCAAACTAGAGTTGTTGCTTGGAAGATGATGTATAGCACTATTATTCTTAATAACGCTTATATGGCCCGTACTGAATCTGGGTCAGCATACGCAACTGGTTATACTAGTGGTACTGCTACAGAGTAAGAAGAGTGCAACCTGTAGTGGCTTTAAAGGGGGCTTTGCCCCCTTATTTTCTTGAAAGGTAAGTAAAATGGCTAAGACTAATGAGGACCAAATCAAAGAGCTCCAAGCGCAGATAGCACAGTTATCCAAAGAGTTGGATAGTGAGTCTCATAAAAGAGGCGAGGCAGAGGAATCAGCTAGAAAGTTATCTGCAGGTTCTTTGTTGGTTGGAAATGCTGACGACGGAGTTTCTACTGGAAAAACAGTAACTACATTAAAGTGTAAAAACCCTTGGGAGCAAAATCAGAAGAAACAAGAATTTTATGAGGTTGAAGTTCCTACGTTTATGTATACTATAAATATACCAAGTGGTTCTGGCTTGTCCTTATCTACTAATGGCATAGAATATTATCATGGGCAGACCTATGAGGTGGATTTAGATACGTTGAGAGACCTTCGTTCTAGGTCGGAGAAATGCTGGAAACATGAGAAAGCTATTCATGGCGATAATGAAAACGCCTATAGGAAACAAGCTAATACTCATATTCGATTTGCGTAATACGTGCTAAGGAGTTTTAAATGTCAGTTGAGACCGATGTATCTGATGGAATTTTAACTACTGGTAATTTTACAATACAGGCTACAATGCCTAACGGAAAAACCCTTATAATGAGCGGGTATATCTACTCC